GGTTGTCTAACTGCCCAATCTGCAGTGTTGAATATTTTTTGTTCAATAGTTTTATAAGTTGTGGTTGCTTTATTTTCAACCTGAACAGTAATTTTATGCGTTCCAGCTGTCAGGAAAAACTTATTGGTTCCAGGGTTTTCCGTTCTGAATCCCTCTAAAGTTCTGGTCTTTCCGGCGAAGTTTGCACCAGTAAAATAACCACCCCTAAGCACAACTCGATCATCAACAAGAATCTGTCCACCATTGTCAACAGTTCCTTTCATACCATAAAATCCACTGGTTTCAAGATCAATATCCCAGGTTGTGGTATAAATTATACCTCCACCCTCTGATCCTTTCTGACCCAATGGTGGAATCGGGGACATTGCATATCTATTCGTAAATTTGCTCCAAGCAGGGTGAATCACAGGATACCATTTCTCGCTAGATCCGGGGAATCTAGTTGTCCAGATAGGATTTCTGGGACATCTACCCTCAGCAAATGGGATCGGTTCCTGTGGGATTGGTGGTTCTGGTGCCTTAATTGTAAAAGCAACACCCATGGGATTATCATTCCAAGATTTGGCAGATATAACTTCCTCTTGGAGAACCAATGGTGCTTTAATATCCATGGCAAATGCCATTGGATTACCTTTTGCAAGCGGTTTACCCTCAATCTGCTCTAGTTCAACTCTAATTCTATAAGAACCTGCCTTGAAAAATCTGGTGTATGTGGTGGGTCCGGTGCCTACACTAGTGTTTCCTTGAAATCCTTTTTTCTCAAGGATTACTTCATCACCTTCATTTTTAATGTCTCTCAGTCCATTACCAATTTCTTTCTTTCCTCCACCATCACGATTACCAATAAAGACCTTAGCATTGTCATCCACTGCTATCTCCACGGTGTAATTTCCATCAACCGGGAAATTAATTCTCTCCCAACGAATCACATGAACACCAGCATAATCATCAGTAGATGCATTAGGATATGTTGGATACTCTCTGGTGAATGCTTTATCGGTAACTACTTTTTGTTCTGGTTCATCTATGACCGTGACTGATGTGATTCTTAGATTACCATTTTCATCAAATCCATTATTGGCATCATCATCAAAAAGAATCTTTGTCTCATCAACAGTTTTATATCCAGCCGTGTTAGATCCACCAATGGTTTTAATTCGATACTCTTTACCTCCACTGAATTCACCATGACCTTTTATGGTTTCTTTTTCTTTACCGCGTAATCCAGTTGCTCCTCCCCTATATCGCACCTCTGTTATATCTCTTTTCAAATTCAGAGGTTTGTCGTCAGTATCAATTCTAACCTCTCGCGCAAAGACACCAGAAGTGATTAAATTATCATCAACCTCTAATTCAAAATTAATTTTAACCTTACCATCACCGATTACTTTTAGAAATAGTTTTCCATCTCTCTCTTGTAATTTTGCTTGTGCTTTTCTTGGTTTAACTTTTTTAATCGTGCCCGGAACTTCCTTCTTAACTTTCTTAACGGCCGTGGGGTCGAAAGGAAGAACTCCGAATCTGTTTAAAAAACTATCTTTCTTCTTCGCAGTCGGATTGATTCTCCACAGATCTCTATCTGCTTTTTCAATATAGTCAATCGTGTTGAATACCTCTCTGGTTTGAGTTCCAGTTTTTTGTGTTGAACGAGGACGGATCTTTTTCTTTTGTGCGGTGACAGTTATGGTATCGGTATCTCTACCAGATTTTTTACTCTTCAGATTTCTGTTTGATCCAAGTAATCTGTCACCTATTCTAATTCTTTCTACAGCAAGACCTGCGGTCCTGGGATTGTCATTCCATTCAAATCTTACTTTGATTGATCCGTTCTTAGTTGTGTCATAGATCAATCTTTTGCCATCTTTAGAAAATCTTGCGTCAACGTCAGAACTAATGATCCTAAGCGAAGAGTTAGTATCATTACCGTCACCATCTCTTAATTTAATTAAAGTGCCATCAGAGGACACGTTAATTTTTTTATTAGCAGGATGAAGATTTCTATAGTCAATCAACAGTTCCTTTTCTTCTGGTTCATCTGGAGAAATATCTATGATCTCCATGATCGGAACATTATATAAATCTAATCTAATTTTATGAACTCCTGCTGTTACGTTCTTTTTAATTTTTTCGGGGACATCTTTAAATGACTTTAGATTTGCTACTTTTTTATTGTCAAAGTAAAACTCAGATTTATTATCACAAAGTCCTCGGAATATATACTCGCCGTCATAAGGAAAATCTTCTTCCCACTCTAATGCAAAAGGAATACCTGCAAAATCACTGCCTGGTGCGTCTGATGGAGGGACGGGAGAAATTGCATACTTATTCATAAAATCACCCCATGCTGGATGGGTGACTTTATATTGGGACCTCTTTGTTTCAATGTCAGATGTGACAGAGAGAGGTGCTTCTTTTCCTGTGAACCACCAAGGATTGGTTAATTTTGCCAGAAATTCTTGATATTGTTCTATCTCTCTTCTGATAGGATCTTCATCTACATCAGTGTAAGTTCTAGGATTCCAATCACCAACGATATCTCCGTTTATGTTATATTTTTTGCCATAATCAAGTGGTTCCTCTCCCGAACAAGGTGAAAGGTCATACACTTCAAAATCATCTTCTTGATCATAAACTTCGACAATCTCTCCAGTTTCCCCAAGAATTGCTTTGGTGACTGCACCTGCACCGATTCCACAGTTATCCTCAACCTTTACATTCGGAGGATATTGATATCCAAATCCACCACTGACAAGATCAACTGCCATCACTGATCCATCTTCACCGATGATCGGATTACCCTGTGCTCCTATTCCGGCACCACCGTAAAAAATTGCTTGTGCTGGACCACACTCCTGCTCAAAATCAACTCCCTTACAGGTATCAGCCTCAGAAAAAAGTCCATCCGTAGTGTTAAGGGCATTAACACCATTGATGTTCATGTATCTAATTTTCTTTCTATCCCTAACTATGAACTGAGTTCCAGGATTTAGTTGTGCGTACTTATTAGCCTCATATACACTAACGTCAGACACTAGTCCTCTATCAGTTGAGATATACCCAACTCTGATGTCACATTTACTAGGAGGACCAAAGAGATCGAATGACATTATTGATTATACTTTGTCTTCATATTGTATATTTATCATCAAATTTGGAGGGCTGCATCTCTCTCTTCCTGCGTCATGGGTCTACTCATGTCACCGGGATCAAGGTCTACACCAATGTCCTGATCTGGTTGATTCTTACTAGGACCAACATAAGGAGTATCTTCAACTTGAGTTGCCGTGTTGCCACTGTTAGAAACATCATCAATACCCTTAACTGCAGGTACTTGAGAGTCAGGTTGTGCTGCGCCACCAGTGGCAAACTGATAGTAATCGGATACTGAAACGTTTGGTTTTAACTCACAACCAAACACATTTAATTTAAGATTCTCAAATGACAATGCAGATGTCATACTACCACTGATGCCACCTATCAAAGAGGTGATGTCTCCTATTTGATCAGAAACTCCTGCCATTTCGCTTTGAATATCTTCGACAAAAGTATTGATACCATTCAACATTGAGTTGTTCGTCTTGTCAATTGTTTCTCTCTCTGTTGCTAAGGCACGTCCAATGAATTCTTCTGCCTTACACATTGGAACAAAAGGAGTAGAAGCATCTCTTGGTTCTGGATTGGCAGCGCGTTCTCTTGCTCTTGCTTCGTTCTCCTCAAGATTTAGCATGTCACCAAGAAGACCCTCTATCATACCACAAAGGTTATTGGTCATCTTACCATACATGCAAAGACATGTTTCAGTTAGTATTTCTTTTATATCAGAGAACTGAGCTCTCATGCTGGAAGGTAAAGATGCCACGACAGCATTCATCGCTTTATTCATAATTTTCAAAGCATATTCCATCACCTTGTCAAATATAATCTTCATATACTTTGCAACCTGACAAGCAGCATCAGAAATCAATTTCTGTAAGTCCTGTATGATACTCATTGGACTTGAAACTGCATCAATGTAACTTTGAATAGATTCTAAGAATGAGTTTACTTTTTGGATGATATTGTCAAGTTGAGTTTGTATTGCCTTTGTTGCTGACTCAACCATATTATCTGGTTTCATCAAGACAATTTTTTCTTGCATCTTAGTTTCACGCTTCACGTCACCAGCATTTAACTGGTGCATAGCATCTGGATTTTCTTTTGTTGCTCCTGGTTGAGATGGTGATACCGGTGAGTTAACGAGTGCTTTCTTTCTTGCCTTTGTCTGCTCTACTCTCTTCCTAACTAATTCTTCTGCTGCCTCCTTATCTAATGCCTTTTGAAGTGCCTCCTCTTCAGCAGCAAGAACCGTGGCTAAATCACCTTTAGTTGGCGGTTTGTCTGTTCTCAGACCACGATTGTCTAATTCAACCGTTGGCGGAGGGTCAGCAGTTTCTTGTTGATCTTGTTTAGTTTTTGGTTTTGTTGTAACTAATGCCTCATCAGGAGGAGTTATATTGGGATCTTTTTCTCCTTTTGCTGATTCTGAAAAACCACTGGTGGCAGCAAAATTAGATGCATTATTGCCAATGGTGGTTTGCATTGGAGTTTGAGCGTTGCTGCCCAGAACTCCCATGATGACAGGAACTTGTTGGTCTTTTCCGTCAAGGAAAAAACCAAACACGAACATACCTTGTCTCAGGTTTGATGTTTGGAATGCGTTTGCGCCACCAGATCCAGCAGTAACTGGATACATGATATTAGCCCATGGCAACTGATCAGAAGGGATTGTTTCCTCCTCCTTATCATGGAGACCCATGATTCTAACTTTGTATCGTCTACCCCATCCAGGAATACTTTCAGTATCCTCAAATTTTCCAGCT